GTCGGTGCTGATCTTGCTGTCTGAATACGCCTTGATTGACTGCTGGCTAGGCACAGAGGATGCACTATCAGTAGCCATGTCATCTTCATCAAGTACCTCTACCACACCCTCAGTAGTGAATACAGGAACCTGACCACTCTCTGTTGTAGTAGATACAGTGGTTTGCATGCTAGCTGCTGCACCATCTGAAGCTAGAGTATAGCTCGTGTTGTTCAGTGTGGTACCTGTTATAGTAATAACATCCCCTTTCTTAAATACTGACAGGTCAATCGTACCTGCTGTACGAGAGATCGTTGTACCACTGAAGGAGATCGTACTACTGGTAGTAGCAGCATCAAGGTAGATAGCACCACGCTTTGCGTAGGACTTCATAGTAGCTACAGTTTCAAGAGAGTCTGCAAGATCTCCGTTAGCATCAAGTACAGCTATATTGTTAGTTGTCGCTGGGACTTTCTTATTCGCCTTAGATGCTGACATAGTAGCTACAGCATCAAACTGTGTGTCAAAATCTACACCCTGAATTGTATCTTCAGCGGTATCATGTGCTGCACCACCAAAAGTATTTGTATAATCAGACATTAGTTAATCCTTCCCAACTTGCTATGAAGTTCAAGTTTGTTTGCAGCAAATGCACCATCAGGTGTCAGTGTAAAACCATACTTGATAGTCTCACCATACCCACCCATCTGTGCTTTAGTCCACCGTATTGATGTACCAGTGGTGTATGTAGATACATTCCATGTTGCAGTACCATACACACTAGCTGTACCTGTACTGGTCAATTGCTTTGTATATGTTTTGTATTTATCTTGGAAGTCAAATGCCCAACGGAATGTGATTGCCTGTGTTCCAGTAATAACAAACGTACCAGAAATGTTCTTAGGAATAATATACTGCTCACCTTGATTAAGAACTACCCAACCACTCTCATAGTGTATTGGTATGCTCGTAGCATTGTCAGTAGTGCTTGTATAGTATGTAAGGTTCCAAGCACTAGGCCCCGTACCTGTGAGTTGACTCATATACAATATACGATCATCCAACCTAGATACGAACATAGCTGTTGGTTTAATCTGATTCCAGATAGTAACCCTACGACTACCATCCTCTAACCTGAACTTCATGTCAAAGCAATAGACTTCCGGTGTTGGTAGATCAGGGAATGAAACTAGGTAGAATCCTTCAGTCTCACTATAGCAACTACGTATGCGTGTCTTGTCTGACTGAGATTTAATATCAGCAATGAAATGATCTCGCACATTACCTGACTCATTGCCAAGTGGTGCACTACGTTCCTGTACTAGTCGACCGAGTGACTGTAATCCAGAGGGGGACAGGAATACAATGTCACTACCAACATTCTGTATACTGTCTCTAGCTACACACCCAGTACCATGAATAGTATCAACGAGTACCATGTCATTTGGATCAAGAAAATCCGTTGCAACACTACCACGAGTAGCATCTGTTGCACCATAGATAAGGATATTATTTCTACCAAAGATAATAAGCTGGTTGTTGAATGGTGCTAAGGCTACAGCACGATCCATACCCTCACTGAACACATTGTAAAGGTCTAGTGTACCGGCACCAACACCATTAAAGTCATCATGATCTATGACGACTGACCACTTCAAGATAGTATCGTTCGAGTGTAGGGCAAAGACTCTGCCCCAAGCTACAATCATGTCACTGCCAGTTGGTTCTGTTCCAGTTGAAGTAATATCCGTGAAATCCCCGCTACCATTCCACTGTATATATTTATTAGTACTATTACTATTATTTAAACCAAGGACTAGCTGATTAGTACCGTCATTCCAGTTTTGGAATTTCCAGTTACCATCATCAATAGTAAGTGATGCACTAATATCTGTCACAGTACCAGAAGATTCTTTGTAGATACCATTAGCTGTTGAGAAGATACGAGTACCTACACCAGCAACACTTATGTATTCATAGATCTGTTCAATCTCTGCATCAACAGTATCACCGATAACTGTATACCCTTTACGAGCAGCAAGCCTACCAGCATCATCAAAGATTAGATTATCTGCTACGGTAGCCCAATCAGGCGTGAGGTATGAGCTTGCAGATTGTAACTGCAAACCCTTAAACCCCGGTACTGATGCACCAATAGCATGTAATTGTGTTGGCACTAGTAGGGCCTCCAGACCAACTCATCATGTTGGAACCACTGCTGATCCTGTAGGATAGCATCACCGAGAGCTACGTTAGCTTTCTCTTCAGTCTCATCAAAGCGTGTACCACCATCTTCACCACGCTCACTGAGAGCTAGTGAGTATGCTTTGAGAATTATTGGTAAACTAGGAAGTGCAGTAGTGTCTGTGTCATCAGACAATTCTACTTCAGGAAATACACCGGATACTTGGATAGTATCTCCAGCATTCTCCAAGGGCCAGAAGCGCAACTGCATCTGGTCTGAACTATCAAACCCTGCTATAGTATAGTAGGTTGGTCGAGAAGAGACACTTGAAGCTGTGAGAGCTTCACTGTTGATCCATTCCCGAGATGCTTGCAGTAATGCACTCTTGGCAGTGGTGTCATATACCGCTTTGATTCGTGCATTCTTGGTGCTACCCACCAATGAATAGACGCTAGTTGCTGAATCACCAGCAAGAGTAACACTAATATTACTCCTAAGAGCAGACCAATCCCATGAATCTTCCACAAATCTTTTAGCTTCGTTAACGAATACACCAATGAGCTTGGAGTACGAGTTCGCTGCGACTGACGATACCTCATCTTCTCGTAACCTCTTGAGAACATTATTAACCATATTCAAGTATGTATCTGCCATACGTTACTCACTAATATAAAAGTTAGGTGATTTCTTTTTTGTACCAACATGATCTGCTAAGTAATGTAGATCAACGAACAGTCCAAACATATTATCACTTTCAAATGTATCCAGAGCATCTCCACTATTTCTAAATATTCTCATTAGTATAACTGTATCTGGTTCAATGCCTAAAGCTTCACCATCTATTGCATCGTTATCAGAGACTTCTAATACATAGTGTTGATATTGTGTAGTTATAGCTCCACTCACATAAACAGTAGTTGCTGAACCAAATGCTTGTTGGTCATGCCCAAGTGCTACTATGTATTCAATACCCCATCTGACATTACCACTTGGAGAAACATCATTAGTTGTACAATGTACGTGTGGATATAGTTTTGTATTCAAAGCATAATCATGATTGATATGAAAACTTACAAAGACCTCTTGCTGTTGTGCAGTTATTTTATTTTGAAATTGGTAAGCATATATATTTCCTTTATAAGCAGCCCATATTGGTGGATTAGTACCACCAACTTTTGCATTAGACATTGGGGAAAGATTATCTTTCCAACATGCTCTTGGAATCTGAACATTCTGTTGTGTTGGTGTTATAACCTCCCGTCCTCTACCAAGTCCAGCAGTAGGTGAGCCACCCGGATCAGGAGTTCCACTATATCCATTACCACCCATAGATACTATATCCTTAAAGTATCCCACCCCCGAAGGGGTGGGTACTGGTTACAGGTTAATCAAAGATGATCGGCATACACGAGGTATCGCGCAGCTCACCAACACCGTAGATGGTGTCAGCAGTCAGCAGATCAGCCAGATACTCCTGCTTGTACTGGGTCTGGGTACGAACATTCATCTGTTCAACCAGAGCAACCCATTCCTTGTGGAACATCAGACCGACTTCCTGAGTCACCGTGTCATCCGTATCTACGTTGGTGGTCACATAGACCGGAACACCGTAGACATCACCGATAAGACCACTACGCAGAGCGGAGCGAGCATCACCCGTGGTATCAGCACGAGCGAAACCCTGTGCCAGAGTGGTGGTAGTACCAGTTGCCAGACCAAGCAGAACATTCTTCTGGCTCGGAGGGATGATCAGAGAACGCTGATCCATCGGTACGTTGGCATCATCGAGCGTCTGGATGATGGTACGGATACCAGCATCAGTGAACGATGCACCGTTAGCACCAGTGAAGGAAGCACCAGCACCGTTCAGAGTAGTACCCTGAGTGTAGTCCTGAGTACCGTTACCACCCTGAGCACTACGACCCAGCAGGATCAGGTCAGTATCAACCTGAGTTGCCAGAGCACGACCAGCATCTTCAGTGTAGAACATGCGGAAGGAATCCAGTGCCTGAATATTAGCAATATCCTCAATCAAACGAGAATACTCGTAGTGCTTGTTGATGCTAATATCGACCTTACCCTCAACATTACTGATGATGGTGATACCAGTAGCCTCTGCCTTTGCATTGGCAGATGCGCGGGTAGGTGCCGGGATGTGGATTGTATCACCCTTCTTACCAACATGGTTAAGACGAGTGACAAGGTTTGCCATAACCAGATTGGCAGTGTAAGATGCGATGATCTCATCACTCCAAATCTCTGGAATAAAGTTGGCAAGGGAAGTTACGCCAGATGCGTCATCTGCTGCACCGGCTGGTGGGTATGCTTGAGTAGCCATTTGTAATACTCTCCAATATTAAGTTTAAGTTAAGTTGAACTAGCGAACTCGACCTTCTGCGTATGCAAGACGGATCTCAGGTGCAAGTTGCTTATAGCGTACCGGATCTTCGATCTGGAGCTTTAGCAGATCTGCTCTACGCAGGATCTTCTTGCCACCTGTTTCACCACTAGTTGTTTTAGCTGTAGCTGCTTTACCGAGAGCTTGTGCTCTACGCTGGGCAGATGCTGCCTTTTCCTCAGCACTAACAGCAGACTTGTGAGTTTCTTTCCACATGGTGAGTAGATCATCACCAGCTTCAAGGTCAAAGTTATTGTTAGCTTGCACGTACATGCTAGTCCGGTACTTCGATTTACCAACCCACTCCTGAAACTCAGGTGAGCTAGTTACTTCTCG